GAACTGCGAGTAACAGCAGCTCTGTTATCAACGTAAATGATATCACCGCTATATTTTTCAACCTCTGGGTTAGCAACACCTTTTACAAAACTCATTCCTAAGTTGTAAGTCCTACTATTTATTGACGTAGACAAACCAGGCTCGAGAGAAGTTCCAAAATTGGTATCTATATTTAGATTACTTGTTCCTCCAAACACAGTTGTTCCAGCGCCTGTAGCGGGATCAGCATTAAATCTGAATAATTCAAATCCGTATGTAGGTGCGGTTCCATCAGTTGATATTGCAAGTCTGCGATCTTGCCAATATTTAAGAACCCCTGTGGTTGCATCATAATTAATCACACGACCAACAGCTGTTGATCCAATACCAATTTCCTGAGTTACCTCAGAATCAGCTGTAAATGTTGTAGTTGTTGATCCAGCACCAGTCAGTTTTAATGCATAAACAGCACTTGCTTTTGAGAGAGTAAGTTTATTTTCAGATCCAAATGCTAATGGATCACGACAGAGACCAACACGAGAGAATTGATTTCCTGTGATAAAATCTGGATTGGATACATCATTTTCTAATCGAGAATATATTAAAACACGATTTGCACCAAGTTCTCGATATACATCAGCACCATGTCCATCTTGAGGTGGGATAATCACGTTAAAGTTGGCATCAGTAGATCCTGATGGATTTGTTAATCCAACATCACTTAATCCAACTGATCCAAACGTATAGTTTGATCCACCATTAGTAATTTCAACTGAGTCTATTTTACCAGCAGCATTCACAACTACTGAACATCTACCACCGCTTCCATCACCTTTGATAGGAACATTGTTATAAGTTGCAGCAGTTCCGTAACCAACACCACGATTTGTAATTGTGACAATCTTTAACTGTCCACTAGTTGCAGCATTATTTCTAACTGCTGCAACATCATTATTTGTTAACCAATTTTGAGGTAAAGGTATAAAACTTGTTGAGTCAAATTTAACAATACTGTTTGGATCAATTGTGAAAAGATATTTCCAAATATATCCGTCTCCAGATGCACCAGCAGATCTTGGTTCTAAGTCTGTGAATAAAGGTTCATCAAGAGATGGTCTTCCAGATGTATTTTCTGGATTAGTTCCATTCTGTAAACAAATATAAACTCTAAAATTTGAGTTCATCACATAATAATTTGCGTCAAACAAATTAGTTGAACTAGTTTGTGGTGATAAATTTGATCGAGTATAATCATCTCGATACATCTCATATGTTGTACCAGAAGACCAAGTTATTTTTCTAACGACTCTTGCAATATCATCTG